CAGCCCCCCGAAAGATGAAGTGTTGCGCGTGACCGATCAGGCGATGGATCGCGTGGTGGCCTGGTCGGATGAACTTATCGAGGCCGTACTCACAGAAGTAGGTTCCTACTTACCCCAAGGATGAACGCCGAGGCACGGATGCCAACGCCCACCCCGACACAACCCGAGCCGATGCGCCAGCTCACCGAGCCGACCTGCGACTACCTCTGCGATGTCGCGGACCGGGCACCGCTCACGCTGACCCCGACCGACATTCTTAACGGTGTCATCGCGGCGGCCAGTGTTTCGGGGATCGATCTATCCGTTTGCCACGATGAGGCGGATGTCACGGCGGTGATGCTCGCCTTCCTCAACGCCGGAAGACGCACGCTCATCGATGAGCAGAGGGGGAACACTTGAACGCCACCGCCACCGCCAAGCCGTCGCTCATGCAGCGCGTCGTCGGCGCGGCCCGCGTGCTGCGTGGCGTGACGCTGGATCAGCACGAGCTGTCGCATTTCTTCGGGCGCGGCCTGGGCGTGGGCGGCGTGCCCGAGGTCCGCGACGCTTACAGCAAGGTCGGGGTGGTCTATGGCTGCGTGCGCGTGCGGGCCGAGGCGATCAGCTCGCTGCCGCTGATGGTGTCCGCGGCCGATGACCAGGTGCTCGAATCCGGGCCGGTGGTCGAGCTGATCGAATGCCCGATGCCGGGGATGACGCGGCGGGCGTTCTGGGACGCGACCTCATCGCTGCTGGACCTGTTCGGCTCGGTGCATTGGCGCTTGTCATTCGACACCGGCGGCTTCGTGGTGGGCGTCGAGCCGATCGCGCCGCCGCTGATGAGGCCGAAGCGCTCGCGTGGCGGCCAGATCACCGCATGGCATTACACCGTTCCGGGGCGGACGGACGGCCGCCACGAGACGCTTTCGCCCGATGAGGTCTGGACGATCGTGGACCCGGACTTTGACGATGCGCGTTCGCCGATGAAGGGCATGAGCCCGCGCGTCGCGGTGTCGCTGGCGATCCGGCAGTACGTCGAGGCGGACGTTGCGAATGCACATAGCCTGCTTCACGGTGTGGGTGGTGGCATGGTGGCTACGGCGCAAGGAACCCTATCTGAACAACAAAGGCAAAATCTCGGTGCGGAACTGCGCGAGCGCTATAGCGGCGGGGCGCACCGGCATCAGTGGATCATCACCGAGGGCGGTCTTGAAGTGAAGCCGATGAGCCCCACGTTCAAAGACATGGAGTTCACCGAGCTGAAGAAGATGAGCCGTGCGGACATCTGCGCCGCCTACCGCGTGCCCGGCCCTTTGCTCTCATATTTCGAGGACTCGAATTATGCCCACGCGACCGCGGCCGAGCGGCTGTTCTATGTCGGGACGATCCTTCCCCGCGCGATGCGGCTGGCGGAAGAGTGGGATATGGCGGTCCTCTCACGCTCCGGGGCGGATCGGTCGCTGCGCGCGGTCGAGGCGCGGCGGCGATCAATCGAACGCCGCGAGGCGGCGTGCCAGGTGTACCGCTCGGCCAGACGCGCAGCGGCGCGCACGGGTCGGCGGTTCTACTCGTGGTTCGACAGCTCCGGCGTGCCGGCGGTCCAGGCCGCGAAGCTGGAGCTGACCGAGCAGGCGTCGAAGTGGTGGACGATGGGCACGCCGTTGAACCATCTTTACCAGGCGTTCGATGTGCCGCTGCCGGACGTGCCGCACGGTAATGACGGATACCGCGCGATCAGCCTGGAACCCTACGGCACCGACACGCTCGACACGATCGATGACCCGGACGGCGGCTCGCCCGAGCCCGCCCTGCTGCCCGAATCGGAGCCGGAGGGCGGCGACGGCGGCCGCTCCGGGTCGCGGGCGTCGTTGGCCGATGCCGAGGCCGTCCGCGCCACAGAGGCCACACGAGCGAAACTATGGGCCTTGTGGCGCAAGAGCTGGGCCGGCCTGGAAAACGCGGCCCGGGCGCGCGTGCATAAACACTTCTTCGAGTTGCGGGCGGAAGTCCTGGGTAACCTGGAACGTCTGTCGGCAGAGATTGCCCTAGCCCCCGGAAGTGATGCGGGCAAAGCGGCCGAATTGCGCGGCCGGGTGAAGTTCTACCCCGACAAGAAGCGCGACGTGATCGGCGAGCTGCTCTTCGACCTCGGCCCGGCCGGTGACAAGCTGCTCGCGACGTTGCGGCCGCTGATCCGCGGGGCTCACCAGCTCGGCGGCGAGCAGTCGATGAAGGAAGCCGCCGACGCCCAGGGCAGCGACGAGCCCGAGCCGTTCAACCTCCGCGACCCGCGGCTCGATGCGCTGATCCGCGGCCGGGAGAACAAGCTGCGCGACGTGGACAGCACGCTGCACAAGCGGCTGGCCGCGAAAATCGCGGGGGCGATCGATGCGGGCAAGACCGTGAACGAGATCGCGGACACGATCCGCGGAGAGTTCAACTTCGCGGGCAAGCGGGCGCAGGTGATCGCGCGGACCGAGATCGGCGCGGCGGTGGAGGAATCGCGCCACGTCGGCCGCGAGCAGGCGGGCGTGCCGCTCAAGAGCTGGCTTCACAGCCGGAAGGAAACCGGCCGGCCCAGCCACATCGCCACCGAGCGTGACACCACGGCCAACCCGATCGCCAACACCGAAGACTTTCTGATCAGTGGGACGGGCGTAAGCGCCCCGCATCCGCGAGCCACCGGCCGGCCCGAGCACGATATCAATTGCTCTTGTTCAACTTTGGCACGCCACCCCGGTGATTCGATCAAGGCGGTGATGAGCCGTTATTCGGCCCGCGGCTTCCTGACGTGGGAAGCGCTTCAAGCCCGCAACCTGAAGAACCCGCAAGGCAAGGATGCCAAGCCATGCCCCAACAACACAACGGACTAAGCCGCCCCGACATCACGAACCTTGACGCGATGCTGCTGGACCCGGCGCAGCGTGAGGTCGATCCGCGCGCCGGGATGCTCGGCCACTGCCGGATGTTCAGCCGGGCCAAAACGATCGACCAGGCCAACCGCACGATCGACTTCGTCGCCAGCACGGGGACGATCGACCGGTACGGGGAGATTGTCGAGCCCGAGGCGTTCCGCGATTCGCTCGATGCGTTCATGGCCAACCCGGCGTTCCCGGCCGGGCACTGGTACGAGTTCACCGCCGGCAAGTCGCCGACCGTGGGCAAGTGGCTGTCGATGAGCGTCGAGAGCACCGGCCTGATCGGCAAGGCGTGGTTCAAGCCGCGCGGGCTCGGCGAAGAGGTCTGGCTCGACTACCTCGACGGCTGCCTCACGAGCGTCTCGGTCGCGTTCCTCACGCGGGCCTGGGAGATGCGGGAGATGGATGTTGAGGGCGTCCAACGCCGCGTGCGGGTGTTCACGAAGGTGGACCTGCTCGAAGTCTCGGCGGTGCTGATCCCGGCCAACCCGCAGGCGCGGCTGCGCGCCGCGTCCTACCTGCCCGGCGGGCAGGTTCAAACGATGAACGAGCCGCTCATGAAGCGCGTTTGCGAGAGCATCGAACGCTTCGAGCGGATGTTCGGCAGCGATGATGATCCCTTCACCCCGGCGTCGGACCACGACGGCTACCGGTTGCACGCCCCAATGGATGATGCCGAGGCGGGCAACGGCCGCGATGGTTCTGCGGCGCTGGGTTACTTCGGCGATGACATCCCCGGCGAGGGCGAGCCCGACCCCCGCGCGGCGTCAACGGGCGATGACCATGAACTCAAGTCGGAGCTGCGATCGGTCCTGGGCAACGCCCCGGCGTGACCGCGAACGGCGCAGCTTCGCAGATAGGAAACCACAATGGATACCGAAACCAAAGAGCTGCTCGGCGAGGTGAAGACCGCGCTCGCCGAGAGCAGCAAGATCAAAGCGGCGGTCGCGCAGCTCGAAGAGCAGATGCGCGGCCTGCCCGAAACGATCGACAACAAGCTCAAGGCCGTGCGCGCGATCAGCTACGACGATCGCGGGCGCTACCGCGGGCTCTTCGAGACCGAGGATGATGCGCGGTGCTTCGGCCTGCACCTCATGGCGACGGTCGGCAAGGACGGCCGGGCGCTCGATGCGCTCAAGGGCGAGATGAAGTCGGTGTATGAGCGTGCCCTGGGCGGCACGTCGGAGCTGGGCGACGCGGTCGTGCCCATCGAATACAGCCGGCGCATCCAGCGGCTGGTGAACGAAGCGGGCGTGTTCCCGCGCAACGCGTTCAACATGCCGATGCCCACGGACAAGTTCACCTTCCAGCGCCGCACGCAGGGCCTGACCGTCTTCAAGACGGGCAAGAACGAAGCGGCGACCGCCAGCGACCTCGGCTTCGAGACGATCAACCTCAACGCCGACGACTGGAACGTGCTGTGCCTCTACCCCAAGACGATGGACGCCGACTCGGCGGGCGTGATCGGTGAGCTGGTGCTCATGGAGATCGTCCAGGCGTTCAGCGAGGCGATGGACACCTACGGCTTCGGCGGCGATGGCACGCCCGACAGCCTGGACATCGAGGGCCTCACCGCCAAGCTCAAGCGTCTCAACGGCGTCGATGACGGCGGCGGGCTCGTGCTCGGCTCGGGCAACCTCTGGTCCGAACTGGTCCGCGATGACTTCCAGAAGGTCATCGGCACGCTGCCCGGCTACGCACACGCCAACGCCAAGTGGTACGTCTCAATGCCGATGTGGGCTACCGTTTTCTTGGACATCCTGCTCGACGGCGGCGGCGTGACCGCGGCCGAGATCGAGGGGCGGCGTCGGCCGATGTTCCTGGGCTACCCGGTGGAAATCTGCCACTTCGGGATGCCGAAGACCGAGGGCAACAGCCAGGTCTGCGCCCTCTTCGGCGACCTGCGCCAATCGTCCACGCACGGCGCGCGAGAGCAGATGACCATCGAAGAGAGCCGCGACGTGAAATTCATCGAGCGGCAGATCGCGGTGCTCGGCACGCAGCGCCGCGACATCAACAACCACAGCCTCGGCGATGCCGACACCGCCGGCGCGGTCGTCGGCCTCATCACGGCTTCGAGCTGACCCTCGATGGGGTCGCGTCCGACCGGGGCGGGCAAGCGCCCGCCCCGGCTTTGCGGCCTCACGATCGAACCTTCAACTTCAACACTGAACCCGGAGTAATCAAACATGGCTAACCCAACCCAAGAAACCAAGGTCTTCGCGGCGATCCCGCCGGCGGGGATCAAAGACAACGCGGCGTTCGATTCGCTGGTCCTGGACAAGAACGACTTCGACGGGGCCGACTACGTCGAATTCGTCGGTGTGCTCGGCGCGACCGACGTGGAGATGGCCACGCTCCGCGTCATGGAGTCGGACACCAAGACGAACGACACCACGCTCGGCGGCACGCCGGCGGTGGTCAAAGACGCCGCCACGAAACCCGGCGCGACCGACGATGACAAGGTCTTCGCCATCGGCCTGGACCTGAGCAAGTCGCGGAAGCGCTACCTCCAGCTCCAGGCGACGGCCGGCGACGGCACGGCCGGGACGTTCCTGTCGGCGATCGCCATCGCCAGCCGGCCGCGTGAAGCCGGCAGCAGCGCCGCCCGTCGCGGCCTGCTCTTCGCCGAGTACGCCTGATCGGCACAGACGACGTTCCACACCCCCGGCCGGTTGCGTCTCTCACCGGCCGGGGCTTGAAACGCCCTCTACGCACGCTCGATGAAAGTTTGAAGCATGGCCGACCCACGACCCATCAAGCAGGAGATCAAAGCGGAGGCCGACCTGGCCGGCCTGGAACAGGCCGAGCAGGGGCTCAGGGAATTCGAGCAACAAACCGAGAAAGCGGCGCGCACGTCGCTCGACTCGGCAAAGTCTTCCGAAGATCAGGAACGAGCACTCGGTGAGTTGAAGAATGAGCTTCGGTCTCTGCACGATCAGGAGGTGCGCTTACAGCAGCGGCAGGAGCGTGGCGTTGAAATCACGAATGAAGAGCGCCGGGCATCGAAACGGCGCGAGGCTCAAATCGAAGGCTTGAGCCGGGCGATCGCTGAGCATCGGGACCGGCAGGACGAAGTCAATCGCCGGGTCGATCGTTCGATCGACTCACAGCGTCGGGCAGGGCGGGCGATGGATAACACGACCGATGCCGCACGCCGCCAGGGCCGAGGCTTGGGGGTCGCGGGCGAAGCGGTCGCCGGGCTGCAGTCGCGGTGGTTATCATTCGCTGCGGCGGGCGCGGGGCTCATCACGTTCATGCGTGAGTTGAATGAGACCTTAGAAAAGCAGGCCGAATCAGCGCGCGAAGTCGGGGAAATTCTTGGTGGGCTTTCGGCCAACATCGGCGGTGACCTGGCCGACGATGTATTGGAGCGAGTGAACAAGATCGCGCTTGACCGCGGGCTCGGTTTGGAGGGGCGGAAGGGGCTGATCGAGGTGCTCTCCGCGAGCACCGATATTGACCCGAACCAGGACGCCGACACGCTTGGCAGGACCGCCGAGCGCTTCGCCGACCTCCAGCGTGGGACCGGCGTGGGCGGCGCGGAAGCGTTCGGCGCGGTGCGGGCGCTGCGGGCGAACTTTGGCCTCGATGAACAAGCCGCGGTGAACCAGGCCGGGGTTCTATTTAATGCGGGACTATCGCCCAACATTGTCGAGCAGCTCACCGAGCGGGGCGCACCGGTCGGGGGGCAAGACTTTCTCGCGCTGCTGCTGGCTGCCCGCGGAGAGGTGAACCTTGAGAAGCAGGGCGAGGCGGCCCAAACGCTAATCGAAGCGTTGACGCGTCGCGATCAGGATGGTTCACTCGCCGACGAATTGGAAGCGGTGGGTCTTACCGGAGATGAATCGTTAGTCGAGCGTATCCAGCGGATTCAATCGGCGCGGGTTAACGAGCAGATCAGCCAGGCACAGTTTGAACGCGCCATCGGCGGCGCGCAACGCCTGCGAATCTTCGATCCCCTCACCCGGGCCTTACCCCGACTCGATGAGACACGTGCCTCTCTGGAAACCGGTACGATCGAAGAGGAAATCGAGCGTCGCTTGAAGAGCGAGTTCGTCCAGGCCCAAGAATCCGAGAACCGGCGTCAGCTACAAGATGAGCTTACCCTTGAACGCACCGGGGCTCAGCGGCCTTTCCAGCTCTTCAACGCTGGCCTATCAGGCGTGAAGGATGAAGGCGGCGGCAGCCTGCTTCTCGGAGCCACCAGAGCAGCTGCGGCCCTTGGCGGAGCAGTATTGACCCAGGGGAGTTCCCTTGGCGCGAACATCGGCAATCGTGTAGGCCAAGCGTTTGGCTTCCAGGAACAGCAGGATAAAACCGCGGGCGGCGCTCCCCAAACCGTCATCATCAACTCCGGCCCCCAGTACAACAACGCTGAGCCTGAGCTTGAGGGCCGGCGGGAGGGAGTGCAGCAATAGCGCCCCGACGCCCGAGAGGGCGTCGAGCGGCCTTCAATTCGCATTCGACGGGGGATCAAACCACAGTCAGACCGCGCGCGTACCGCTTCCATCATTTCACCGTGGTTTCCATCATTTACCGCGCCGCTCTACAGAAAATTTTCGGGTGTTGTGAGTCCTGTGCCGGCCGGGGGTTGCGCGCGTCGCGGGCGGGGGCGTGCGGGTTTGTGCGCACAAATCCGAGCGCGCGTGCCCTGGTAGAGAGCCGTGCCGCGT